CATCGTGGTTGATCCCACAACGGGACTACAGACCTTCACCCCACACAGCGGTGGTATGCAGTAAACAATGCCCGCATCACGTCGCTACATCCAAAGCGTTTTAGGTTCGCCTGAAGCGTCGAACACGGTAGCGAGGGTGCTTGAGCCTGCGGCAACGATGGCAACAGCAACGGCGGCAGAGCCAGTCGCTGGGATCGCCGCACTGCTCACTGGAGACGCCGACACGGTCGGCAGGGTGCAAGATCGACTCACCTACAACCCAAGGTCAAAGGCAGGACAGGAAGGCCTCAAGGCGCTCTCTGACGCCTTCGTAGAAATGGCAGAAGCCATCGGTATTGACGATGCAGTTGCCTATTTTGAGGACACAGTCGTCCCCAGCTTGCAGTCGAAGTTTGGTGATGAGGTAGGCAGCGCGATGGGTGCTGGCATTTTAGCTGGCGCATCGATCATGGCTCCTGGTCGCACGACCAAAACGCTACGCAATGTTGAGTTCGACGAGGGGTTCGACCCGAGAGTCAAAGAGCAAGAAAGGCTACAAAACTTAGAGCTGCAAATCGAAGAACGCCCAATGGCTGAGAAGCCGGTGATTTCGTTAGAAGATCTTGAGGGCAGACCTTTTGTGACATCCATGTCAGACAGAACCAGCGCTGGCGGCAGATTGGTGGCCGTTAACGACGTAGACCTCGGTGAAGGCGTCGATCTGAAGGGCGGTCAAGATTTTATGTTTGACAACCCAGATATGGTCTGGGCCTCTGATCCACAAGTTGTTGCTGGCTTGAAGAAACGCGCTGACATACTGCGTCAGCAAACCGGCAAAGATCCAATTTATTTACCTTGGCAGATGGCCCCAACTGGCGGTGACCACGCAACGATGACGACAGAAGTAATGTTGCGCCATGCGAAGAGCAACATGATGAAGAAGGATCAAAAGGCCTTAGACAAAGAGATCAAGCAAATAATTCCAGACTGGAAAGGCGTTAATGATCCAGCGTCGATTGATCAGATTTACAACGTAAGTGGCGATAAGAGAAAACAAATCCAGCAATTGATGGACGTTGGGTATAGAGACAAGGGCGGCATGAGTCGCGGTGAAGCTAGGCTCGCTGTCTCAGACATGACCCAACTGCAAGGCCGACAAGGAAGGCTCATCAATGTCGGTGAAATCGGTGAGGGCGACATAATCGTCGACTCGGGGCATCCGACTTACTCAGCGGCCCTTCGAGGTCAAGGATTGGGTGCATTAGACAGAGACATTGTGGCAACAGAAATTTTGCCCGCAATGGTAGAGACAAGGCGCATCGCTGATCCTGCAAACCCAAGCGCTCAAGACATACGGGCGCTACAAATGAAGGGGTACTACGGGATCATCGACGAGGATTTGTTGAGGGCGTTAGAGCGCTAGTACAAGAAACGAGGCTCGAATTGCTTGCTCAATTCAGGCCCGTAGTTTTCCAAAAGATAAGAGGTAACGTCTGAAACAGACACCTCTTTGACGTTTTTACCGACACATTCGCACTCAAAAAGATCTAGTGCGTCGAACATTTCGGCGGGCATGTCTACGTCTGTGTTTACGAATGGTCGCATAGCAAAAGTATACCAGTTTTTCGGTTTAACAGTGCCGACTCACTGTTACTAGGGCATACCCACAGCCCTGTAAGAACCGCCTCCGGGCGGTTTTTTCGTTTGTGGGGTCAAATCCGTGGAGACGAAACTCATGACTGATGCAGCAATAGCTGAAGACACTAGCGTGTCGACCGAAGTAGAGCCAGCGGTTGAAGAGGCTCAAGAGCCTACGGGCGAAACCTCTGATGCAGTAGCAGCAGAGCCATCCGGGGAAGATCCCCCCGAAACGGAAGAAGAGAAGCAGAAGAAACGCAACTCCTTCCAAGAACGGATCAACCAAAAAACCAGACAGGTCAAAGAGGCAGAGGTCAGGGCCAAGGAAGCCGAAGAGCGGGCAACACTGCTTGAGCAACAACTCAACCAGAACATGCCGCAGCTCGACAGGTTCCCCCAGCTTGAGGACTACGACTACGACCAAAATGCTTACCAGCAGGCGGTTGTCGCATACAACGCGCAACTCAACCAGCGCACTGTTCAACAGGCACTGAGCCAGCAGGAAAAGTTCCAAGTCGAGCAACTCCGAAAGCAAGCCAACAACGCAGCCGTAGACGCGTTCAAAGAGCGCAGCGCGGCGTTTGCATCTGAAGTCCCAGACTTCATGCAGAAGGTTGGCAACCCTCAGTTTGTCCAAGGTCAGGCAATGCAGCAGGCCATTATCTTGAGTGATAACGGTCCCGCACTCGCATACCACCTAGCATCCAATCCGCAAAAGGCAGCGGCCATAAACAACATGGCTCCTGGCCTCGCAATGATGGAACTTGGTCGGTTGAGCGCACAGCTCGCCAAGCCTTCGCCTGTCGCTACCACTAACGCCCCCGCACCAGCGAAACCCGTCAGGGCATCAGGAAAGGTCGAGAAAGACCCCGACAAGATGACGCCAGACGAGTACGCGAAGTTCCGGGGTTACCGAAAATAATAGAGGCTTAAAATGGCTAACTCTTTTCTCACACCCAGTGTGATCACCAAAGAAGCCCTCGCTATTCTTCATCAGAAATTGAATTTCGTGGGCAACATCAACACGCAGTACGACGACCAGTACGCCAAGACTGGCGCAAAGATTGGTAACGACCTCAAGATTCGCTTGCCGAATGAGTTCACCGTTCGATCTGGCGCTGCGCTGACAACCCAAGACATTACAGAATCATCTGTAACGATGACCGTAGACACTCAGAAGGGCGTGGACTTCACGTTCAGCTCCGAAGAGTTGACGATGCACATTGACGAGTTCAAGGCACGATACCTTGAGCCTGCAATGTCTGTATTGGCTGCGAACATCGAGAACGATGCCCTGTCAATGTACAAGGACGTTTACAACTTTTACAGCGGCGTAGGCTCGGCTAACAGCTTCGCCAACATCACCCAAGCGCAGAAGCTCCTCACGGACAACCTCGCGCCCTACGGTGAGCGTTCGTACCTGCACAACCCGCAGTCTGTTGTAGACATGCTGGCTGACACTAAGGGTCTGTTCCAAGACTCTGCTGAGATCAGCAAGCAGTACAAAGACGGACAGCTTGGTCGTATCGCTGGCTTCGAGCACTATGAAAACACGCTCATGCCTGTTCACACGACTGGTACTGCTGCTGCATCAACTGGCTACTTGGTCAACGGCGCATCACAGACTGGCTCAAGCCTGACTGTCGATGGCGGTTCAACGACGTTCCTGAAGGGTGACATCATCACCATCGCTGGCGTCAACCGAGTACACCCTGAGACGAAGTCAGACACTGGCGTACTCCAGCAGTTCGTAGTAACGGCTGACTCTGGTGCTTCTGCTACTTCTCTCAGCATCTCGCCTGCACTCACTGCCTCTGGCGGCGCACAAAACGTGAGCGGATCTCCCGCTGACAACGCTGCAATCAGCAAGGTTGGTGGCGGCGCTTCTGAAGACTGGCAAGAAACGCTGGCATTCAGCAAGAACGCTTTTGCTTTCGCAACGGCTGACTTGGTATTGCCGCAGGGCGTTGACTTCGCAGCACGAGAAGTGATGGACGGAATCTCAATGCGAGTTATCCGTGACTACACGATCTCGGACGACAAGTACCCCTGTCGTATCGACGTGCTGTATGGCTACAAGGCAATCCGACCTCAGTTGGCTGCCCGAGTAGGCATTAACTAAAACACGGGGGCCACGCGCCCCCTTTCTTTTTGGAGTCGCAATGGCTACATCGCAGAACATTATTGATCAGGCGACCTCACTCCTACGAGTTCGCACGTCAGGCGTTACCTTTTCTACTGATGACGCCAACAAAAACAGTGACGCGTTCGTTGCACTCCAAAACCTAATTTCTGAGTGGGGCGAGGACGGTGTTTGCAATATTCCCGCCCCCTCTGCCGTTACCGACACGCTTGATATTCCCGCAGGCACTCAGAGGGCGCTTGCTTATAACTTAGCGGTAGAAATATCGAGCGAGTTTGGTATCGACCCGTCTGCGGTCGTGTTCAAGATCGCGGAAGACACTAAAGACCGGCTAGAGGCTGACATCTCCATCGACATCAGCGTGGACATGTCCGACCTAGCTTTCACATACAAATACAACATCATTGACGACCTATGAGTAGAGCCAACGTCAAGCTGGAGAGCAGCTACGACTCTACTCGGCTGGATGCCAACCGGCAGCAGACTGTAAACCTGTACCCGCACACGCTGCGCGGCTACCGGCAGGTTCCAGGGTATGTCACATTCGCCGACTTCCTAAGCACCGGAGAGGCGCTGACAGACTCTTTGGCGTCGACCATTACAGACGCCGACGGTAACGACGTAGAGGCCTCAATCACGCCAGGAGGCGCTGACAGGGGCATCATCGCAGAGGGGCCGAATCAGCTTCTGTATCAGGTGACGGGATCGTCGCTTTACTCAGTCGATACAGGGGGCAACGCGCTGTTTCTGGGCAACATCTCCAACGACCCCAACCCGGTGGTGATGGCGACCGACTCAACGCAGTTGATCATCTGCACAGGCGGCAACCCATCGGCCTATGTGTACACCGTAGCGGCTGGCTTGCAGGAGATTACAGACACAGACCTAGACACCACCAAGTCGGTGGCGTTTCTTGACTCACGCTTTATTTACGACCAGCCAAACGGCTACTTTGTGGCGTCTGCGCTGAATGACGGGACCGACATCAACTCCCTCGACTTCGCGCAGGCTGAGGCGCTTCCAGACGACATCAGGCGGGTTTTCTCGCTCAACCAATTGCTTTACCTGTTCGGTGAAAAGACAACTGAGGTGTGGTTTACGAGCGGCACAGGGCGTCCTCCACTAGACCGTCAGGCGGTGCTTCAACACGGTATTTGCGGCACTTACGCGGTCGACGCGATAGACGGGGCCATCTACTTCATCGACGGAAACCGTCGTCCTGGGGTGATTGTCGGCAGTCAGTTTTCACCGCTGTATGTTCCGGCGATTGGCGAGGCGTGGGCCAACTTCGGCGTGGATGACTTCACGACCGCAAGGGTGTCTTGCTACTCGCTGCACCAAGAAAACTTTGTCGACTTCATCTTCCCCGACCAGGGCGTGATCTGGACGCACCACGTTGTATCTGGATCGTGGTTCGAGAAGGACTTTGTAACGACCAACGTCGTGCAGGCCTTCAACCTAGTGCTGGCAGCACACGCAACCAACAAGAAGATCTACCGGCTGGATTACTCAAACTTCCAGCAGGACGGGTCGAACATGACCCGCAGGAAAGACCTGCCGCTCATCTCGTCTGAGGTGTTTGGGGTAGGCGGTGCAGAGATGGTCATTGACCAGATCAAGCTGCACGTTGAGACAAGCACAGCAACAGACGTGACGGTCAAGGTCAGCAAAGACCTGATCAGCTTTACAACGATCAACACCGTCTCGGTGAACGGCAACAAGACAATTGACATCAACGCGCTCGGCAAGTGCCGGGAGATCATCGTTCGCGTTGAGACAACCACCGACGCCAAGGTGGACATTATTAACGCGGCGATAGACGCCCAAGTTCTGAGAGGCTAAGTATGGGACAGCTCACACAAACAACTGCACAAGTTCAGGTCATTCTGGACGACGCTGATGCTGCAAACGTCGGCAAGACCTCGCTGACAGACAGCACGGACACTACGGCGGTTGCGGTACGAAAGAGCGGCTTCTACTCGCTCGGTGCGGCTAGTTCAAACGCGCCCTCAACGGACAGGGCGATACTCATCTCAGCGGTACGCGACACGACTGCAACTGGCGAGATCCGGTACGGGCAGGTGGCGATTACCGAGTCAAACGGAATGTGGTGGAACCGGGATGACGGGGGCACACTGGGAACCTGGTACGAAGCTGTTTCAACTGCCGGTACTCAAACACTAACGAACAAGACCTTGACGTCCCCGGTTCTGACCACACCTCAAATCAACGACACGTCTGCTAATCACCAGTATGTATTCGCAGTCAGCGAGCTGGCCGCAGACAGGACGGTGACGCTTCCTCTGCTTACAGGCAACGACACCTTTGTCTTCGAGGCGCATACGCAAACACTGACCAACAAGACGCTGACTTCACCTGTTTTCAACACGGGGGTAACTGGCACAGCGATTCTTGATGCAGACGATTTCACTGGGGCCTCTGCCACTACGCTTGCAACCTCAGAAAGTATTAAGGCCTACGTGGATAGCCGAGTGGGATCGTTTGACACACTCGCAGAGGTTTTAGCGCAAGGTAACACCACTGGGTCAACAAATATTGTCGTTACTGCTGGTCAGTCAATTACAACCGACACAATCGCAGAAACAACATCAGCGGCTGGCGTAACAGTCGACTCTCTGCTGATCAAGGACGGGGGCATCACTGCTGCTGGAACGTCAACCTTTGCCGGTCAGACCATCTCTGATCTTGGGACGGTGACAACTGCAAACATCGACGGCGGCTCTATCGACGGGACCACCATTGGCGCATCAACCGCTGCCGCCATTACCGGGACAACAATCACCGCAACCGACGACGTAACGCTTACTGGCGCTTCTTACAACGTAGTCTGGGACTCTTCAGACAACCAGCTTGAGTTTGCCGACAACGCTAAAGCAGTTTTCGGTGCTGACTCAGACCTTTCTGTCTACCACAACGGTTCAAATGGATTTGTTGAAAATGATACTGGTCTTTTAATTTTAAAGAATAATTCTGATGATAGAGATGTTGCCATCCAATCAGACGACGGCTCTGGTGGAATCGTTAATTATCTTTTGGCTGATGGCAGTACAGGCGCTTTGCGTGCTTACCATTATGGTTCATTAAAACTAGCCACAACCTCCACAGGCATCGACGTAACAGGCACTGTGACGGCTGATGGTTTGACACTTGGTTCAGAAGGCGACCAAATCAGCATACCAACGTCGTCTGGCAGTATTAGTGGGATTATCACGACTGGAGACACTATTAGCGGAAACGCTTTTGAGTTTAAAAACGGTAACGCCATAGTTCTTGTGTCTGATACAAACGACAGTGCAACTACAGGCGGTGTTGACGCAACTTTGATTGCACGAGGAAGCAGCGCAACAAAAACAGCTTTGTTTGATGCCAACGGCGACATCAGCTTCTACGATTCGGCTGGCTCCAGTCAAGCTCTGTTCTGGGACGCTTCGGCAGAGTCGCTGGGGATTGGTACTAGCAGTCCGGGCAGTCTCCTAACGATTGGTGATGAAAATAGCGGTTCTCAGGTTGCAAGAATTCAAGGCAAAGTAACTGGCGCATCTCAAACAGTAGCAACGCTAGAATTTAATCAGTTTACTAATGCTCCTGCTGAATTTCTTGGTGCCGCAATTAGCGCAGAGAGCGGATCAAATGGAAGAAATTCTAGCGAACTTGTTTTTAAGGTTTCGCAAAGTGCCAACACTGACGCTACTGAAGCTATGCGTTTGGATCGAAACGGCGATCTTCAATTATCTAACGCCACAGACAATATTATAAGAACAGGGTCAGATAGCAGCCGTCTCCGCATATTCGGCGGGAGTACAGAATCAATAAGTAATGGTGCTGCACTAACGCTTCAAGGTGTAAGTCATTCTGGAGGTAATTATGCTGACTTAGCATCTGCCGCTGGAGGGTATGTTAATTTTCGCATTGGATCATCAGATGCCATGCGTATCGACTCAAGCGGCAACTTGTTGGTTGGGACTACTAACGTTAATCCGGCGGCAAACAATGTAACGGGTCATGCCCTAAAAGCTGGAGGATTAGCCGAACACGCCAACTCTGGCGCTGTCGTAATGCGTCTAAATAGAACTGACTCTGACGGCAGTATTCTTGATTTTTATAAAGGCACTTCTACAGTCGGGAGTATTGGTACGTTAAGCGGCAACGCTAGTTTCGGAAGCGGTGATGTACACTTAAACTTTAACGCCACTAGTAATGTTATTGAGCCTATGTCCACCGTTTCTGGTGGAGCTTCTAACGGAGCAATAGATTTAGGAGGGTCGTTAAGACGCTTCAAAGACTTCTACCTGTCAGGCGAAATCTATAACGAAGCCGCTTACAACCAGACTACTGGTCTTGCTGCAAATATGTACGTCAACAGCGCAGGAAGATTCTTTAGGTCAACATCTTCTGAGCGCTATAAGAACTCTATCCAAGACGCAACGCATGGTTTAACTGAATTACTTACACTTCGTCCTGTTACATACAAAGGCAATGACGATGGCGATTTAGTCTTTGGTGGATTGATTGCTGAAGAAGTGCATGACGCTGGTTTAACAGAGTTTGTTCAGTACAACGAAGAAGACCAGCCTGATGCTTTGGCTTACGGCAACATGGTTTCACTGTGCATTAAAGCCATCCAAGAGCAACAAGACCTAATTGAATCACTAACCGCACGTATAGCAGCACTAGAAGGAGCTAACTAATGGTTACATGGACAATCTCAACGCTTGAACGCGAGCTATCTGACGGTGGTGTCATCGTCGCACACTGGCGAGCTACTGATTCTGAAACCGTAGGCGAAGGCGATGACGCTGTAACCTACTCTGCATCATCCTACGGCACTTGTGGCTTTACTTATGACGCATCTGCTTCTGACTTTACGCCCTATGACGACCTTACGGAGTCTCAGGTATTAGGTTGGTGCTGGGCAAACGGCGTTGACCATGACGCTATTGAAGCATCGATTGCAGCCAAGATTGAAGCTGACAAAAACCCAACTCAAGCTAATGGAGTGCCTTGGTAATGATCGACCTCTGGACAATCGTAAACATCTTCACCGCTGTCGTAACGCTGGCTTCTGCGGTTGCAGCAGTCACGCCTACGACTAAGGATGACGAGTTCATCGCAAAGTACCTCAAGCCAGTTATTGACGCGCTTGCGTTGAATGTCGGGAATGCTAAAAAGTGACCGACGACGAACGCAACCTCGCACTTCAAGCACTCCAAGAAATCGCTCGCCATGAGCGTGAGTGCGGGGAGAGATACGGAGAGGTTGTGGCTGAGTTAAAAGAACTCAGAAACTTAACAACAAAACACGCGGAACGATGGGAACGCCTTGCTTGGCTGGTCATCGGAACCGTCCTCTCAACAGGTATCGTTGCCTGGTCTAAATTGTTGTAAAAAAATGTTCGGTTTTGGTGCAGAGGCTGCCGTCATTGGCGGGATCATCTCTACACTGAAATCCTTAAACGATTCTCTCTCGG